TTGAATGGGAAAAGTCTATGGCAGATGCCACAGATAATTCATGGAAAGACGAATTTGCCTTGACAGTTTTACTTTTACCTGCTATACTAGTGTTCATTCCTAGCATGACAGAATATGTAAGAACAGGCTTTGAGGTATTGAATACATTACCTGAATGGTATCAGTACCTTTTGTTTATAGCTATTAGTGCATCTTTTGGTATCAAGGGTGCCGGACAAGCTATGAAGATTATGGGGAAGAAATGAATTTAATAAAACTACAGAATGAGATAGCAGATGATGAAGGTGTTAAATATGAAACATATAGATGCTCAGAAGGATATCCTACAGGGGGTATTGGACACCTAATAACTGAATGGGATGAAGAATATTATGAACAGCCTATGGGCACAAAAATTCCACATGAACAAGTGGATGATTGGTTTGCGAAAGATATAGAAACGACTATAAAAGATTGTAACCTATTGTTTTCGCAATTTAATAATCTGCCTGAAGATATACAACATATATTAGCCAATATGTGTTTTCAATTGGGCAGACCTCGTTTATCAAAATTTAAAAATATGATTGCTGCTGTAGAAGATTGTGATTGGGCAAAGATGGCAGACGAGATGGAAGATTCTCGTTGGTTCAAACAAACTCCTAACAGGGCACAGAGACTGATAACACGAGTTGACAGAGTATATGCAAGAGAAAGTGTACCATCATGAGTAGAGAACTAACTGAAAGACAACAAAAGTTTCTATCTGTTTTATTTGACGAAGCAGGTGGAGACGTAGTAGCAGCTAAGAAGTTAGCAGGATATTCTGAAAGCTCTAGTACTACAGATATCGTTAAATCGCTGAAAGATGAGATTCTAGAGGCTACACAGCTTTTTATGAGTAGGAATGCACCTAAAGCTGCAATGGCTATGGTAGGAGGCTTATATGACCCTACAGAGCTAGGTCTAAAAGATAAGATGATGGCAGCAAAAGAATTACTAGATAGAACAGGTTTAGTAAAAACAGAGAAGATGCAAGTAGAAAGCACGGGTGGTGTTATGCTCTTGCCACCAAAGAACACAGGAGAATAAAATGGACTACGGTAAAATGAGTAAATCACAACTTTTAAAAAAATATGGCTCTTTTATTAAAAGTAATTATGGTAAAGACGAATACGATTTTATCAAAGGTGAAGGTGTGGATACAGTAAGAAGAATAATAATGGATATAGACCCAGAGCCTGTTAAAAAATATTCAGGTGGTTTAATAGCTAAAAATTATGCGAATCCTGTAAAAATAGTAGATAATCGTAAAAAGAAAAAGTAATGGATAGAAGTGTAGGTAAGTGGAAACTTCCACAACCAACAGACTTAAAAGACGAAGAACAAAAAGAATGGATACAGATACCACGTATAGCTAGGACTGTTCCATTTGGATATAAGTTAAATGAAGAAGACTCTGATTTACTTGACCCAATACCATTTGAGCTAGAAGCTATAGAAGTAGCACGAAAGTATGTAAAACAATATTCGTATCGTGAAGTAGCAAATTGGCTCACTACCAAAACAGGTAGAGAGATATCTCATGTAGGGTTGAGGAAAAGGTTAATAAATGAAAAACAACGTAAGGACAAAGCTAGAACTCTCAGAAAGTGGGCAGCTTATGCCGAGAAAGCAATCGAGAAAGCGAAAGCTATCGAAGAACAAACCACAGGTGCAAGAGCCTAAGATACAAGAAGTATCAGACGTTGAAGCAGTACCGATTGAAGAACGAAATATAATCTTCAGACCAAATGCAGGACCACAGACAGAGTTTCTTGCTGCAGGTGAAAGAGAAGTATTATATGGTGGTTCAGCAGGTGGTGGTAAATCATATGCCATGCTTGCAGACCCTTTAAGATATATGGGTCACCCATCATTTAGTGGGTTGCTACTGCGACACACAACCGAAGAACTTAGAGAACTTATATTTAAATCTAAGGAAATGTATCCTCAAATATGGAAGGGTATTAAGTGGTCAGAAAGAAAGATGCAATGGGAAGCACCATCAGGTGCAAGATTATGGATGTCTTACCTAGACCGAGACGATGATGTACTTCGTTATCAAGGTTTGGCATTTAGTTGGATAGGGTTTGACGAATTAACCCAGTGGTCTACTCCGTATGCTTGGAACTATATGCGTTCACGTTTGCGTTCTACTGCACATGATTTACCTGTGTATATGAGAGCAACTACCAACCCGGGAGGTCCGGGACATCAGTGGGTCAAGAAAATGTTCATTGACCCTGCACCATACGGAAAACAATTTGATGCCACAGATATTGAGTCAGGTAATGTCCTTTCCTACCCCAAAGGACACAGTAAAGCAGGACAAGCGTTATTTAAGAGAAGATTTATCCCTGCTAGATTATCGGACAACCCATATCTCGCAGACCAAGGTGACTATGAGGCAATGCTTCTTTCCTTACCTGAACACCAACGTAAGCAGTTGCTTGAAGGTGATTGGGATATTAAAGAAGGTGCTGCTTTTACTGAGTTTGATAGGAATATTCACGTTGTTGAGCCTTTTTCAATTCCAAGAAATTGGGTTAAATTTCGTGCATGTGATTACGGTTATGGTTCTTATAGTGGTGTGTTGTGGTTTGCTGTTTCTCCAGACGAGCAGATTATTGTATATAGAGAGTTGTATTGTAGCAAAGTCCTTGCCACAGATTTGGCAGATATGATATTGGATGCTGAAGCCGATGATGGAAATATTAAGTATGGGGTTTTGGATAGCTCTCTTTGGCACAAGCGTGGTGATACTGGTCCTTCTTTGGCTGAACAGATGATTATGAAGGGTTGTCGTTGGAGACCTTCAGATAGAAGTAAGGGCAGTCGTGTATCAGGAAAAAATGAAATACACAGACGTTTACAGGTAGATGAGTTTACAGAGCAACCTAGATTAGTGTTCTTTAACACATGTACAAATATGGTGTCGCAATTACCATCTATACCTTTGGATAAAAGAAATCCTGAAGATGTAGATACTAGAGCAGAAGACCACTTGTATGATGCATTAAGATATGGTATAATGTCACGACCAAGATTTAGTATTTTTGACTACGACCCAATGGGAAGACCTAGTAGCAGTATGCCGATGGCAGATTCTACTTTTGGATATTAAGGATATAACATGGCAGAACAAGACGAAATAACATTAGACGATGAATCTATAGCACTTGAAGACGTAGAAGAGTCAGCAGTAAGTGATGTAGATGTAAGTGGTATTGTTCCATTTGTAATGGAAAAATATACACGTGCTGAAGATTATAGATATAACGATGAGGAAAGATGGTTAAGGTCTTATCGAAACTATAGGGGGTTATATGGAAGCGATGTTCAATTTACTGAAGCAGAAAAGTCAAGAGTTTTTATCAAAGTCACTAAAACCAAAACTCTTGCAGCTTATGGACAAATTGTTGATGTACTATTTGCAGGTAACAAGTTTCCTATTAGCGTTGAGCCAACAGTGTTACCTGAAGGTGTGGTCGCTGATGTTAACTTTGACCCAAAAAAGCCTGAAGAGCTTAGAGGAGATACTGCGTTATCTTCGCCTTATGGCTTTAAAGGTGATGGCAGAGATTTACCTAAAGGTGCTACAGAAAAAACATTGGAAGAAATGTTGGGTCCTTTGGAAGAAAAGCTGTCAGAAGTTAAAGGCTTGGAAGAAGGAGTAGGACAGACACCTACTGCTGTTACATTTAGTCCTGCTATGATTGCTGCTAAAAATATGGAAAAGCAAATCATGGACCAATTACAGGAATCAAATGCTAGTAAGCAATTAAGAAGTACAGCATTTGAAATGTCACTATTTGGTACAGGTGTGATGAAAGGACCTTTTGCTGTCGATAAAGAATACCCTAATTGGGATGATGAAGGTAATTATAGTCCTGTATTTAAAACTATGCCATCAACATCTCATGTATCAGTTTGGAACTTTTATCCAGACCCTGATGCGGCTAATATGGATGAAGCACAGTACGTAATTGAAAGACACAAGATGTCTAGAACACAACTACGTGGATTAAAGAAAAGACCATATTTTCGTTCTAATGTAATCGATGAAGTCATACAACAAGGCGAGTCTTATGTTAAAAAATATTGGGAAGATGATTTATCTGACTATGCACCTGAACATGGCATAGATAGATTTGAAGTGCTAGAATATTGGGGTATGTGTGATGTTGACATGCTCGAAGAAAATGAAGTAGAAATACCAAAAGAACTAAAAAAGTTTGATGAGTTACAGGCAAATATTTGGATATGTAATGGAAAGTTAATAAGAATGGTTCTTAATCCATTCAAACCTGCTACAATACCTTATATGGCTGCACCGTATGAACTAAACCCATATTCATTTTTTGGTGTTGGTTTAGCTGAAAATATGGATGATACACAGACATTAATGAATGGTTTCATGCGAATGGCTGTTGACAATGCTGTATTATCAGGTAATTTACTTATAGAAGTAGATGAGACAAACTTAGTACCAGGACAAGACTTATCTGTTTATCCAGGTAAAGTATTTAGAAGGCAAGGGGGTGCTCCAGGTCAGGCGATATTTGGTACTAAGTTTCCTAATGTGTCAAATGAAAACTTACAATTATTTGACAAAGCTAGAGTACTTGCAGATGAAAGCACAGGCTTTCCATCGTTTGCTCATGGACAGACAGGTGTGCAGGGTGTAGGTAGAACTGCGTCAGGTATATCAATGCTTATGAATGCAGCTGCAGGTAGTATTAAAACTGTTATTAAAAACGTAGACGATTATCTGTTGAAGCCATTAGGTGAAGGCATGTTTCGTTTTAATATGCAGTTTAATTTTAATAAAGATATAAAAGGTGACTTAGAAGTTGTTGCACGTGGAACAGAAAGTCTCATGGCTAATGAAGTACGTAGTCAAAGACTTATGGGTTTTTTGCAGGTAGCATCAAATCCTGCACTTGCTCCGTTTGCTAAGTTTCCGTATATTATCAGAGAGATAGCAAAGTCTATGGAGTTAGACCCTGAAAAGGTAACTAATAACATGGATGAAGCAGCCTTACAAGCAGAGATACTAAAAGGTATGCAAGGCGAACAACAACCCCCACAGCAAGGTGGTCAACCACCTGCAGGTGCTAATCCACTAGACCCAACAGGAGCAGGTGGAGGAACAATAGGAACAGGGCAAGCTCCAGTTCCAGGAGAACAAGGATTTTCAGGAAATGATGGACAAGCAGGTGCTGCAGCAAATCAAGCCGCTAGTCAACAACCACAAGCTACTGAACAGCTTCAATGATTACATTGACTTACAGATAAGTAAGCAACATAAGATACTAGAACAGTCTAGTGATATAATAACTTTACATAGGTCTCAAGGAGCAATAGCGACTTTGAATAAACTTAAACTACTAAGGGATGAAGTAAATGGCATTAAGTAAACAAATGGAACTATTTGAAGATGGTGGTCTTAAAGATGAAGGTGGCATGGTTGATGAAGTATCAGGCAACGATGTACCCCCAGGCTCTACACGAGAAGAAGTGAGAGACGACATACCTGCACAATTAAGTGAAGGAGAGTTTGTATTTCCTGCCGATGTTGTTAGATATATAGGTCTTGAAAAACTTATGATGATGAGACAAGAAGCTAAACAAGGGCTGAAGCAAATGGAAGCTATGGGTCAAATGGGTAATTCAGATGAAGCTACTATGCCGGATGATTTACCTTTTGATGAAACAGACCTTGACATTGAAGATGATTTAGAGTATAATGTAGGTGGATATGTAGCACCACAAGTTCCTACAGCTACAGGTCAGCCTTATACACCTAACGTAGGCAATATGTACACACCAACAGGACAACCACCAAAAGTGTATGCTCCATCAAACTATGAGCAGTTTTTAGGACCAAGTGCAGGTGGTGCTCCTAGAACTCAAAATGTAAGATATTTTAATGCTTCCACAGGTCAAACACGTATGATACCACATATAGTGAATGCAGATGGTTCATTAGGTAAAACTATATATCCTATACCACAAGGTTTTATAAGACAAGATGAAGCACCTAAAGAAGAAGCTAAAACAGTAGTAGAGTCAACTAAAGTAAAACCTGTTGAGTCAGGTGATGGTGGTCCAAGTGAAGAACCGACAGGTGCTTCTCTTTCTTTTGGTGGTACAAAAGACCCTAATAATCCTGGATTACAACAAAATGCTATAACTGCCAATATATCGTACAATGTAACTGCGTTAGGTACATTGGGTGTATTATCCGGTTTAGGTAAAGTGGCACAAATAAATCAAGGAAAAAATGTTGAAACAATAGGTAATAAATTTGGTTTAACCACTAATCCAGTAGAAATGAGTTATGGAAAGGGTAAGCCTGTTAGCGTTACTGCAAAACAGTATGCTAACATAAAAAATAGTGTATATGGAAAAAGTGCTACAGACATGAAAGATAGATTAAACACGTTAGATGCGTTAGGAAAAAATCAAATTTCATTTAATGCTGAAAAAGGTGTGTATACAGACGCAAAGGGAAAAGAAATAAGTCTTGATACCGTAACTCAGGCAGGAAAAGATATAGCCGATTATATTAGTAACGAGGTTTCAAAAGGAAAAAATGCAGATGATGTTATAGCAGGATTAACTTCTAGTGAAATTGATGCTATGATGGAACATAATACTGAAGTAGAAGATGAAACAAGTTTTGGTGGTAAGGGAACACCAACATCTATTGATTTAGGATATGAGGAAGACCGAGAGGATGAAAAATCTACAGGTTCAGGTGCAACTGCAGGTTCACCATCAGGAGGTGGTGTATCTACTGCTGATGATAGCACAGGAGTTGGTTCAACAGGTGATGCCGATTCTCCGGGTGGAGGTCCGGGTGGTGCAGCCACTGAAGGTGTAGGTGATTACAACATAGGTGGACTAGCAGGTAAAAAGAAACCTAAACCTAAAACAAGGAAGATGAAGCGAGGTGGATTAGCTTCTAAAAAGTAATCCACAATTAATGGCTACTTATCCCCCAACAATAAATGGCTACGATAACCCCAAGGAGAAAATAAAATGGCAGACGCTATGATTAAGGAAGCAACACCTAAGAAAGTTGCATTTGTAAGTAAACCTTACACACAAGAAGAAAGAATAAAAAAAGAAGAAGCAGAATTAGAGCAGTTAATCAAAGAGCAACAAGGTGAAGCTGAAAAAAAGTCTGAAGAATCGGAAAATAAAAATGAAGAAGAACCGACTTCTGCTGAAGAGAAAACTTTTAAAAAGCGTTATGGAGACTTACGAAGACATACCCAAGAAAAAGAAAAGCAATTTCAACAACAGCTTGATGACTTAAAAGAGCAGCTAAATAAAGCAACTAATAAAGAAATGAAGCTACCTAAGTCAGATGAAGATTTAGAAGCATGGGCAAGAGAATATCCTGATGTAGCAAAAATTGTTGAAACAATTGCTATGAAGAAAGCTAGAGAGCAGTCAGAGCAATTAGAAGCAAGGCTACAGAAGATAGATGAAATGTCTGTTGAAGCTAAGAAAGAAAAAGCTGAAGCAGAACTAATGAGATTACATCCTGATTTCGGAGAGATACGAGACAGTGATGATTTTCACGAATGGGCTGAAGAACAGCCAAAATGGGTACAGGATGCACTATATGAAAACGACAACGATGCAAGGTCAGCAGCAAGAGCCATTGACCTCTACAAATCAGACAGAAATATTGGTACGAACACTAAAGCAAAAAATGATAAGAGTGCTGCTATGGATATTGGCACGAAATCTACAAAAACTAAAGTGGATAGCACTGAGTCAGGTAAAAAAATACGTGAGTCCGATGTTCAAAAGATGTCCGCTGTCCAGTATGAAAAGCAAGCTGATACAATAATGGAAGCTATCAGGTCAGGTAACTTTGTATATGATGTATCAGGTTCAGCTAGATAAATTAAAAATATAGTTGACAAACAAGAATTTATGTATATAACTATACATAACTAGAAGTGTAACATAACCCCTTTTTAGGACACTTATGCTACACTAATCCTAAACTTTAAAGATTACCCAATTATGTGAGCCTACAAGAGATTAGCTATCTCACGTACAACCTCAACGCATGAATGGTCCTTATAAAGTAAAATGACTAAAAGCAACATGTGAATTGTTTCACGTGTAATTATAAATGTTTAAGGAGATTTAAAATGGCATTTACAGCAGCAGCTGGTTATGGTAATCTTCCTAACGGTAATTTTAGTCCTATTATTTACAGCAAACAGGTTCAACTTGCATTTCGCAAGGGGTCTGTCGTTGAAGCTATCACTAATAGTGATTACTTCGGTGAGATTGCTAATATGGGCGATTCCGTTAAGGTTATCAAAGAACCAGAAATAACAGTCAAGGAATATGCAAGAGGAACAACTATTACTCCTCAAGACCTTGATGACGAAGAGTTTTCACTTACAATTGACAAAGCTAATTACTTTGCATTTAAAGTGGATGATATAGAAGAAGCTCATTCTCATATTAACTTTCAACAGTTAGCATCAGATAGAGCAGCTTATAGACTAGCCGACCAATTTGACCAAGACGTGCTTGGTTATATGTCAGGTTTCAAGCAATCAGCAATACATGGTACACCTGATACAGCTAACACTACTACTAATGGTACTGTTGCTGTAGCAACTGCAGGTTCTGACGAACTCTTATCATCAATGAAAGTTGATGCTTCAGACTTCGGTGGTTCATCTGGTGATGCTGTGGCTATCTTACCAAGAACAGGTGGAGCTACTACTGCTGCTCCTGCTAATGGAGATAGAAACCCATTGACAGTGATTGCTAGAATGTCAAGACTAC